TCCCCTTTAATATAATCAATTGTTCCTGCATTTCTTTTTACATCAACAACCTCACTGTTATCGGCATCTTGTTTTACAATTGACAAAACTCCTGTTTTGTATCCGGCATTTGGTCTATCAGTGAGATAAACTTTTGAGGATTCTCCCAATATATTAAATCCAGTAGATTTGATATTATAACCATCCGGTTTTACATGAAATTGATTTCCATAACACAATTCATATTGTGCATTTTGATTTAGAGTTGCATTCAAATTCCTTCTAATTATAACCTTTGTAATATTAGATGTAATTGCATTTCTATCAACAGAATCTATAATCTGCTGTGTTTTACTATATTTAAATCTACCACCAAATTTATTTAAATTAACTGATTTTGAATGTTGTGTCAGAGTATTAATAATTTTTGATTTTAATTCTTCGACATTTGAAACAAATGAATCCGTATAATAAACACTTGATTCTAATTCAATGAAAAGTAATTTTAAGTCTACTATTTTTTGATTGATACCAGATACGGAATATTGTCTCAACTTTGATAATATCTGATTCTTATTAAAATCTGATATGTAATTAGCACCTCTGGGTTTAATACTGATCAGAACATTACCATATTGAGGTGGATCCATTTCTTCTCCACCAACAACAGAAAGAGACTCGGTATCTGGATAAATTCTCTTAATTATAGATTCATAATCTTTTGCCGTAACAGCTCTATTCTGAGATGAATATGATAATGGAGCAAAATAACGAATTGAATCTAATGGTTCTATATCGGCACCATTTTGGGACTTGATACTATCAATAGTTAATGTGGGAGAAGGAAATGTAAGAGTATTAGATTCATCCTTTATGGTTCCCGCAAAAGAAAACTGAGAAACATCATTTCCATCTTCACCATCTGTTATCAAGTACTTTACTGTAATTATATTACCATCATCTCCCGATTCCGTTCCGAGTTTTTTACCAAAAATCCCATCACCAAATCTTAATTCATATTTTTGATCATCAATTTCTCTAACAAAATAAACTCTAGAATTTTTATCAACATCAATAATATTATCAATCTGTTTATATTCAGTACCATCACCATCATCACCACTTCTCTTTATATAAACTTTTATTGTTTCTGTATCAATAAAAGAATTTTCAAGAACAAACCTTTGATTTATTGAAGCATCAAATGTAAATGTTTTTGTGAGGAAAGTTCCTTGGTATATGTCAATAGAATTGAAAGAAACCGTACTTCCGTTTATAATTCCGGTTATTGGTTCTATAGTAGAAAAAATATAAGAAGTATTACTAGTACTACCCGTACATACAATTCCTGGTTGAAGAACTACATTGATAAGATCCGGATCTGAATCCGGATCATTAATTGGAGTAACACTAAATGATATCGTAGCCTTTGATGCCTTCCTGGAACGAGGCAGATATCCTATATTAGATGCCAAAGAAACCACGTTTCTTCTTACTGTTGCAGAATCTAAGAAGGATTCATTAACTGCCATGTTAGTATTGAAGGCAGTTATGTATGTATTATATGCTAGAGTATCAATCAATACTGAAAAATTAGACCCTTCAAAGTCAAAATCCGAAAAATTTGAATTTGAACGTAGATAATCCTTGATGGATGTCTTTATTTGATCAAAATCTAGATTAGAAAATTTAGTGAAAGGCATTTTAGTATCTCGTTGCCTCTAATAGAAACGTATATTCTTGTGTTGGAAATGATTGTCCGATAATATCATATGAAATTGTAACCTCAAAAGTGTTTTCATCCGGTGATGGAAAGACATCTACACCAATATTATTCACTCTTGGTTCAAAATTTTCAATTGATGTTTGAATTTGTTGTTGAATAATCGATGCAGTTCCAAAATCAACAAATTCAAACAAACTACCGTAGACATCGGACCCAAATAATGAATTAAAAAACTTTTCTGTAGGTATTGTAAGCACAATATTTTTTACAGAACGGCGAATTGCCGATTCATTTTTTAATATAGGAAAATCTTTCGTAACTGGATGAGGTTCAAATGACAAACTTATGTCCTTAAACGCTCTTGATATGCGTGTAACCGCCATCGAACAGAGTTTTTATTTATTTATACCCTAATTTTGAGTATTTTCTTGCTCTTTTGCCGTTTTCCAAAAATAATTCTCATCATTTCCGAGTCCATCACGATCGTGTCCGTTTTCAACTTGGTAGTACACTGTCGAAACCTTAAAATCGGGTACTTTTGGATCTTTAGGAGTCAAACTATTGTCATAAATTCTGGTTCTATTATTTGGATAGAGACAATACTGACCATTATCGAGTTCAATAAGGTTATGTGACTTGTGTTCAGACGGGTTTTCACTGGTCGCATAGTCAATCACATCAGGATCCTGATGATAATTGTCCAGAGTACATACATATGTGCCCGTCTGAGGTCCATAATCCCTTGTATAGACCTCATAGTGCATAGATCCAATAAACTGCTTCTGTACCGTCACCACACCATAGTCCATACAGTTCCAGAACTGTAGATTATGAAGTGTCATATCCGGATCAGGGAGAACAGGTTCACTTAGAAAAGCACTAATCGGTAATTTATCATACATTGCGGCATATTCGGGTAAATAAGTCTCAAAATAAAAAGCGCGTCCGGGAATCGACTTAGCCGAAACCCAAACGCCCTTTACAAATTCCCCGTGCCCACTTTGATGATCTGTTAGATATTCCTTACGAACCCATACTTCCACTGAAGGTAGATTGGTTATCAAACATGCCATGTTGCTTTACAAAACTATATTATCTAGTTATCTCTTACCCTGCCCTCTGTACATCTTAGAAGCAGAGTTACGAGAAGTTGCGGTCCTCTTACTGTGCTTTCCATTACCCTGACGAGTTTTTTTCGGTTTCGACTGTACATAACCGTCCTTAATAAGCCCTACTTTTGCTCTAGCCATTTAGATCCTCCGTGATCATTAGTGATAATAGTTTTCAGGTGCTCCGGATTCGGTGATCCGGTTTCATAAAATTCAATCGCAAGATCCTGCATAATCTCCAAATACTCATCCTCCGTAAGATTCGTAAAAATACGTTTGTTCTTACGAAGAATGGTGTATCGATCAGATGACACGAGTCTTTTCATGTCCGACACGAATTCTTGGGTCACACCAAATCTCAAATCCAGATTCAATCGCATCCAGACAGAACGAGACATCCTCGCCACACATGTCCTGTACTTCACCGGACTCGAAGACTTGCATCTTCGGAGCAAACCATGGATACTTCATACCTTCGTTCTCGAATACTCCGTGCTTAATCAGAAGCCATCCAAAACCCGTATAGTCCACTGTGAATGGTTTCTTGCGCTTGGAAATACTTTCCAGAGTTTCGTGATTCATCACACCTCCATTGTTCCGGAAGTCATCCTCCTCCAACCAATGAGCAACTGATGTGGTACGACCATCCTCTGTACAGTACCATCCTCCGGCAATATCCTTTTCCATCAGAACTAACTGCCAGAACTTCTCAGTATTGAATACAATATCACTATCAATCCATAACTGCCAATCGTAATGTAACTTACCGTCCCAAGGAATTTGATCCGGTCCGCGCAGTACATTTGCTCCAAGACACTTGCATCTGGCAAAATTGACCATGGAGGAATAATCTTGCGAAATCTGGATGCTTGCCCCTGCCTGTACAAGATCAAAACAAAGTTGTACAAAACTTTTCAAATACGTGTAAGAAACTCCACGACCGGGTAGACAAAACACAATGGTCTTTCCTTTTACAAGTTCCTTTGCCTTATCATAGTCCCACTCGTCTTCCTTACTAGGGACCGGTGGTTTCTTTGCCTTTACAGTAAATCCTTTAGCCATAATAGAATAAAACTACTTCAGTATCATACCAGTTATATAGTGTTCTGTCAATTAACTTCCGTGATGATAATAGAATCTCCATCGACTTCCATATTGACTTCCGTGCCCTCGTACCATCCATTCTCATTAATAATCCATTCGGGAATTGTAACGTAATATTCACCAGTTATAGGATCAACCTCTATGGTCGTAAAATTTTCTGCGGAATTTTTTTGCATTTCATCAAATCCTGTCATCATTTTTATATATGCTCGGAATTTTTTTAAGAGAGGGAAATTGAAAGGTCGATTTGGGTCGTTTATAGCTTAGGGAAGTGGGGCGTTTTTATACGGGGGGGGGCATCACGCCCGCCGACGCTAAGGGGGCATAATACCCCCTAACTGCTGTTCACGAACGAATGCTATGTGTGCCCCCTTCAGTGTTAGTGAAGAGGGCACAATTTGTTATCAGACAGTAACAGTCTGGAGAGACTTGCTACGGATGCTGGTGTTCACAAACCGACCAACAGATTCGCCCTTGGCGATGACATTGTTCAGGGAAGAAACGAAACCGGAGACATCAGCAGACTTATAATCATACTGACGACCACCGTTGAATTCGACGGTCACGGTATCACCTTCGGTGGCGATGGTGTTGATAGCGGAGGAGTTGAACTTAGCGATCATGATGTTACCTTTGGTTGTGTGTAGTGAAGTTGTTTAGAGCGGGATGCTTCACCCCCGCTGGTGATAACAATTGAGGGGGAATTTAACCCCCAGAGTTGTCATCCTGCCAGACGCATTCCGTTGGTGAAAGGAATGGTTCTCATTGCCTCTTCTGTCAGGTCAAACATTTGAATGAACCACTCAAATTGTTTCTGAAAAATGAACTCTCGCTTAGTTCCGCAAGTGTAACCGAACTCAGAAAGAAGTGCATTTAGACGGGATTTTGTAGTCGTTGACTGATAACCACCGTCGAACAATTTGAGAAAGTCATCACCAACCTCAGCGATTTTGTTGCCGTGCAGATACACACGGGAGATTCCATCATGGTCAGCAATAACCTCAGTGTTTGCAGATTTCCAGTCAGTGTTACCTTTGATTGCGGCAATCATCTGCTGTTCGATCTTACGCATGGGGTGTCTCTTTGTTTGTGACTTCATCACTATAGGATGGATTGAGGCGTTTTGGGGGAAGTGTGTGACAGTTTGTCGATTGTCCCTCACCGACCGTCGGTGTAACTTCCCAGGACATGTTCGCCCAGACGAACTTCGGCATAACCGAATTCTTCGGAGAGATCTAAACACAAACCCCATGCATCGTCGATGTCAACAAAGGAAGAATTTTCGTATGGGGCAGATGGACAGTGGACAGAATAACGCATGGTTTTGTGAATTGAAAGATGTAAAGAATCAGGCAAAGATGTACTGTGTACAGTTACGATTGTCGGCAGATTCCCAGGCATCATAGAAAGAATTCCATGCTGAGTCGTTATCAACAAAGGAATCAATTTCCAGTTGATCACATACCCAATCGTATGCCATATCTACATCGGCATTTGTGTCATTGATGAAGGAAATCATCTGCCCCATGATGTCATCCCAGGTTGCCTGCATTTCGGGTGAGATTGTGAAGATTGGAGTTGCCATGAGTTGCGTTCCTTTGACTCTTATAGAATCCCATACTTTCAGGGATTTCACAAGGGGGGTTTGTGACACCTTGTCAACTGGTTTCGGCAGCTGCCTTAGTTGTTACTTTCCTCCAAAATGTGTGGGTAGTATTCTTTAACCTCTTCGATCAATTCATCGACCGAATACTTGTCAAAATTTTCATCCATCTGATCATAAAGAATTGCCATCATAGTTTTGATGTCCATATCATCCAGAATCTGGTTGATAAGATTGTCCTGCAGTTTGTCCCGGTCGATGATGTTGTCAGTCATGGAGTTTGTGTGATCGAAGGTTGAAACGAAGGACATCAATAATCGGTGTCTCCGTTGATGTACTTCTCAACGTCGAATTTCTCTTCCTTCTCCCATTCTTCCTTGTATTCGAT